TCCGCAAAATCTGCTGTTGACATACCAACCTCTTCGCCCTGATCGTCTTTTAAAACAATTTCAGTCGGCATATGAACAATATTATCATCCCAATCGAATGCGTAATATTTCATATCTGGAGATCCCTCAGAGTCAAACCCCTCTTTAAATTCTTTCTTCATAATTGGCTAAAGGGGGGAACAAGTCCCCCCGATTATTTTTTAGATATTTTCAAACGTTGCCCCCGCTGGTGTGATTAAGAATTCAATATCTATGAATTCAAGAGCTTTCGTTGGTTTAAGATAAATCTTTCCTGTTAGTGTGTTTCTATCAAGATCTTCAGGTGAAGATGAAACTGTCACACGGAAGTCGTAGATACCTCTGTCTCTTCTAATAGAGTCAAGGATTGGATTAACACTATCTAAGAATTGTTGTCTTACAATCTCGTCGTTTTGTTCGAACAATAATCTTACAGCTACTGCTGAAATCAATTTACGAGCTTGAAGTAAAAGTCTTCTTACATTCAATCTGTCTAATGCTGAATCAGCTTGTTGTAACGTTTTGTTACCCCAAATTACTGTTCCGACATCAGAGAAAGTTGCGATAGGATTAATTCTACCTTTGTATAAAGTATCTCTGTTTTCTTGAGTTAATTTAATTCTCGCTTTGATTGAATTTACAAGACCTCTTGTGTAACCCGCTGATGCGAACCAAGGGAATGCAATGTTATCAGTCAATGCTAAGTTTCTACAAACCTCACCTGTTGGTGGTAAGTAAAGTTGTGTATTATTAACAGTATCTCTTACAAGAATCCAAGGATAGTAAGTCGCTGTGTAGTTTGAATCGATACCTGTTTGTTCTAAATTATCAACCGCTTCAGTTGGGAAAATTATTCCTATGTTGTCAGTTGTTGTAGGTAAGAACATATCATAGTCAGGTGTTGTACAGATATAAACCGAGTCAGCTCTGTCATCTTGAATCATATTGATTGCTCCTTCAACTAAGTTAGAGTTATTAACATAATCAATTGATGAAGTTGCAAATACGTTAATATTTGTTGCTTCAGGATTTGCAAATGTTGCAATACCTAATTGATAAGCGTAATAGTCAGTATTTGCCCAATCTGAATCATCTCCATTAATTGATATATTTTTAAACGCTCCCCATCCTGTTGCTGTTGGATATCTTGAAGTAGGACAAGCCCCTTTCAAATATCCTGTAGTTCCTAAGATAAAATCGTCAGTATTTGTTCTTGATTCTCTATAGATGTCCCATCCGTCAAATCCTTTTGCAAAACACAAAGTGAATTTTCTAGCATATAATCTATAATATGGATTTTCAGGACTTGTTGGTTCTGAATTGAAACTTGCGTCTCCAACATAGAAAGCAGATTCACCACTAGTTGTAAATGCGTTTCCGATAGTTACAACAGTTGCACCTGAATCCATGTGGAATCCTTTAGTTTTAGTACTCCAAGGTGAACCATCAATAACATTACAATGGTTTAAGTTATTTTGGAAACCTTTAAACATTAAGAATGACTCATCGACACCGATAGAACTTGAGAATCCTAAGAATGTTCTTCTAACGTTATCCCCCGCACTTGTCACCACATTTGATCCACCGTTTGTTGTACCAAATGGAGGATTGTAGATAACTTGACCTGGATAATAATATTCTGTTTTATAAACAGGAACTGGTGATAAAATATCTCCAGAATAATCTCTCATAATATAACCCTCAAAACCACAAGGTAATGCATCAACAGGGAACTCTTCTGATAATTCAATCATAATAAATGCTGAATTCAAAGGATATTCACCGTTTGAAGAACCAATCTTTTTAGCAACAAATGAGTTACTATCAGGATCCATTGTACAGTTTGTGAATTTTTCAAGTACAACAGGATTTGCGTCTGTGTCAAAGAAATCTCTAACCATAATGTCAAACGTACTATTGTTGAATGACATATTCATGATTGAGATTTTAACCTCAACGTTTGCTGAATCTCCGTCAGATATTGAAATAAATTTAAATAAATTATAAACTTTATTACCTCTAAGTTCAGAAACAACCCATGGAGTTTCAGGACTTTGATATTGGAATAAGTTATTAGCAATTGAAGACGTATCTCCACCTCTTGCTTCAGGTAATGCGGTTAACTCAACATTTAAACCACGAATATATCCTTTGTTGTAAGACCAGTTTAACATTGTTTGATAAACTTCCTCAACAAATAAAGGAACCTCGTATCTTAATTTTGCAAAGTTACTAACACTGAATACTTTTGTAATGTACTCAGAATCTGAATTTTGGAATGAAGTTTCAAATGAAAAATTTTCACCTTCAATTGTTGTACCTGTAATTTCAAAAGTTGAGAATGGATTTCTTGTAATCGCAGAATAAGATCCCGCAGTATTAATTCCGACATCAGTTAATCCTGATACTTGATATGTTGGACCCGCACTTGTTGAATTGTATAAACTAATACCTCTTGATCTTAAAGTTGCAACAACAACATCATTATATTCTGAGAACGCAGTACCAGAGAATGTGAACATTTGACCTGATAATGATCCGTTAAAATTACCACTTCCTAAACTATTAAGTACCGATATTGATGTGTAGAATGAATAACCTGAATAACCGTTATTAGCTTGGTTAACAAATGTTGCGTAATACCAAACATCATTATTATCTGATGTTAAGTCTGCCGAATCAAGATCTAAGTTATCACAACCAAACACGTTAGTTAAACCTGTAATACCATCAGCAATTAATTCATTGTAAACTGTTCCTGAAATAGAACCCCACACATATGCGCTTGTTCCTGACAAGGTGTTATCTTTAAAAATACCAACTAATTGAGTTGTAAGGTCCTCCTCAAGAGATGATAAATTTCCATTCTCAAGTTGATATTGTAACCCTAAGTCATCCCAAATATAATCTGGTGTTGTATCTTGTGTTAAATTTACTGTACCTCCAGTTGAACCTGAGAAGTCCATTTCAAATGCAGTACCTGTCGTAACATTAACACCAACTGTAGTTGGGTCCACGTTAGCGATTGTGGTAATAGACCAAGAAGGTCCCGCATCATAACCTGATAATCCTAATATTCTAGTTACAAACAATTGGTTAGATTGTTGTAAGTAAGACTTTGCGATGTACGCCGCCTCATATTTAGGAATTTGTGTGTTCACAAACTTTTCAGGGGATGTGCCACCAAAGAGAGTTGTGAATTCGTCAAAACTCGTTACGAAAATTGGTTCGAAGGCTGGGCCTTTTAGGGTTTCCCCTACTAACCCCAATGTAGTTACACCAACACTTTGCGCGACGAATGATAGGTCGGTTTCTGTTGTGTATACACCAGGTGAAACGAATACTTTACTTGCTGTTGCCATTATTTAAAAATTCTGTTCAGATTTATTTATACATAAATATTAAATTAAAGGCAAAAAACTTTACTCTTTATATTGTATTTATAAATTAGGCGCTTTTATTCTGCCTTTTTTCTGCCCATGAAAACAACGTCAAAAACGACAAAAGAGATAAAGAATCTCAAAATTTCAATTGAGTCTCACAACGCACTCAAAAAGTATTGTGATAAAAGAGGTTTGAAAATTTATAAGTTTCTTGAAAATTTAATTATGGAAAAGTGTAAAGAAAAAACAGATTTATACGGAGAGGATTAAATTAACCTCGCAATATAGACAATTTGAGAATCTAAAGATGGATTTGTTGGTGTAATATTCAACGTAAGATTGTTACCTGATGTGAGTTGAATTTGAGTAAGATCTGACCCATAATAATCATCATTAATATACACGTCCCAACCACTAACATTATCATTACTTTCGAAAGATAAATCAGCGGTATATTTGTAGTTTTCAGTATATGCAGTAGTTCCCGCAGAAAAATTATAAGTCAAAGGAAACAAACTTGGATTTTTTGGATAAGACTTCTTTTTACCTCTTGATTGAGTTGCCGCCTCTAACAGTTGAACCGTTCTTGAAATTGCAGGTTTAATCTCAAACTCCTCTTCATCAATCAAATAACCCATCATTAAAAAATCATAACTTTGTATGTAATATTTTCTCTTGTCTAAATCCACAACAGATTCGTCAGAAATGTTTTGTAAAACTATTGGAACATATTGTCCTTTAATGAAAGTATATGCCTGTCTTGATGAAAACTTTTGAAGAACATTTTTATTCAATTCATTTAACTCCCTCATTCTGTTACAAACAAACTTAACACTATATGTAATATCAACAGGAACAGGTTGAGGAATAGTATAAATGTCCAATCCTTTTCTTTGACCGTCCCAAGTTGGTACGGTGGCGTAATAATATTGTTTTCTATTTGGAATAGTATAAAGAAGAGATGGATTAGATCCGTACTTAACCTCAGGGTTTCTTACTGTTGTAATAAAAGGAGGAGATGCGTTAAAATC